TGGTATAAGGGACTTCGTTCTACTAAGCCATACAGAACAAATGAGATAAAGAAATCATTCGAGCAAATTATTGGACAGCCAATAACAGTTTGGGATGAGCATATCTATAACGGATGCTTCCAAATTTGTAAAGCAGATGATCCTCAGGTATATCACTATGACATGCAAAGATGGGCTGCTATGATTTACCTGTCTCCAAATGCTCCTCTAATTAGTGGAACAAGATCACATAGGTCTATCAGCACAGGACTCTCTCACTCAACAGAACCAGGTGTTGATGCATCTTTTGCAGGTGGCTTTTATGATAGTACTAAGTTTGAGATTGACAACAGTGTTGGTAACGTGTATAATAGATTGATTATAATGGATTCTAGATTGATTCATTCCGCTGGTCCTTACTTTGGTAAAGATCAGCAATCCGGTAGACTAACTCATTTATTCTTCTTTGACTAATGAAAAACTTAAAATTTAGTATTATTACCCCTTCGCATGACCCGGACAATGTTCCGTATTTAATTGAGACGTTTGAGAGTATATGTGATCAAATGCACGAGAACTGGGAATGGATTCTCTATCTCAACAACAAATGTCTTCCTAAATTCATACCTCCTGCTATAACTAACCATCCTAAGGTTAGAATGTTTCATGCTTATACTGAACAACCAATAATTGGTCTTATTAAAAAAGAAGCATTCAGTATAGGTTCTGGTGATGTTTTAGTAGAGCTAGATCATGATGACTTGTTAACACCTGATTGTCTTGCAAAGTTAAATGTAGCATACCAGGATGAATCTGTTGGATTCGTTTACAGCGACAATGCCTCTCTTAAAATGAATGGTGAGTTTATTCCATATCAAGCTGATAACGGATGGACATACCGTACATTTAATTGGAAGGGTCAAGATCTAATAGCAATGGATAGCTTTGAGCCGTCTAGTCACAGTCTATCTTATATTTGGTATGCACCTGATCACGTAAGATCGTGGAGAAGATCAACATATCACGAAATTGGTGGCCACAATATTGAACTAGAGGTATGTGACGATCATGAGCTCTGTATCAGAACCTATCTTCACACAAAGATGGTTAGAATTCCAGAAGTTCTTTATGTTTACAGAATTACAGGAAACAATACTTCCATCAACCATAGAAACGAATTGATCCAGACTAAAACCAGACAGCTTCATGCCCAGTATGCACAAAAGCTAGCTGAGCGAGATGCAGATCTAAAAGGACTTAAGAAGGTTGATATTGGTGGAGGATTGAATCCTTACACTGGATATTATTCTATTGATTTGAGATCTGATGCAGATATGGTTGCAGATCTTAATGATGGAATTCCTTTACCTGATAATAGTGTTGGGGTCTTGAATGCAAGTCATATCATTGAGCATTTGAATGATAAGACTAAGATCATGTCTGAAATTTACAGAGTACTAGCTCCGGGTGGTTGGGCTTTTATCGAGGTACCCAGTACAGACGGAAGAGGTGCATTCCAAGACCCAACTCATGTCAGTTACTGGAACGAGAATTGCTTTCTTTATTATACAAATAGGTACCTTGCAAACTTCGTTGATAATGACACAATCAGATTTCAAGAGTATAGAAGAGAGACACATTTCCCCAATGATTGGATGAAGAGTATAAACGTATGTGTCACGTCTGCATGGTTAGTTGCCATCAAAGATAACATGCCTAGACTACCGGGTCCTCTTTACATATAAATACTCTATTATAAGGAGTAAATATGGCCGTGCCTGATTCAAGACAATCATTCAAAGAATACTGTTTACGTAGTTTGGGTAAACCTGTAATTGAAATTAATGTTGATGACGATCAAGTAGAAGACCGTATTGATGAGGCTTTGAGATACTATTGGGATTATCATTTTGATGGTACGGAACGTGTATACTATAAGCACCAAATTGTAAGTCAGAATATATCAGACAAGTATATAACATTACCTGAGAATATAATTGGTGCTGTTAGAATATTTAACATTGGTGACCCAATGGTTACTAATAATCTTTTTGATATCAGATATCAGATTGCTTTGAACGATCTGTATACGCTTACATCTGTTTCTATGATTCCATATTACATGATGTTTCAGCATGTTCAGTTGTTGGAGCAAATGTTAGTTGGCCAGCAACCTATAAGATACAATCGACACAATGATAGGTTGTTTGTTGATATGGACTGGGGCAAGGTTAATGTTGGAAACTACTTAATAGTAGAGGCTTATCAAGTTTTAGATCCTGACATTTATACAGATGCATGGGGTGATAGATGGCTCTCTTTGTACACCACTGCATTAATAAAGAGGCAGTGGGGATCCAACTTGACAAAATTTAGTGGATTACAGCTTCCTGGTGGAGTTCAATTCAATGGAAACAAGATATACGATGATGCCGTAGCTGAGATCGAAGCGATGGAGAAAGAAATGAGTTCGAGCTACTCGCTCCCTTCTTTTGATATGATTGGCTGAAATATACACTTCTTATAAATACCCTCACATAGGAGGATTTATGAAAGAGAAGACTGGATTTGTTTATATTTGGCGTGACAAGAAGCACAACAGATATTATATTGGTTGTCACTGGGGTTCAGAGAATGATGGATACGTATGTAGTTCCCCATGGCTCATGAGAGCATATAATAGACGTCCCAATGACTTCAGACGGCGTATCCTTCAGCGTACAAATAATCGACCAGAAACATTTTTGGCCGAACAATCCTGGCTGCAATGCATAAAATATAATGAGTTAGGAGTTCGTTATTATAATCTTAACAAGCATGTTGCTGACTACTGGCACCAATATGAAGACAGACGTCTTACAATTGGTCAAAAGATATCCGTAAGTGTCAAGGCTCATCGCGAAACGCCAGAAGGTCAATCAAATTATCTAGCTGGTATTGAAAAGAAACGCGGCCGAAAACAATCTGAGGCAGCTGTATCAAAGAGAACAGCTGCAATGAAGAATGCAATGGCTGCTAAATTCCCAATCAAAGATAGAAAGCAAGTTATGAAGAGAGGCAGTGAAGAGCTCTCTGAAATACTGTCACAAGCTTCTAAACGTCGATGGGCCAATCCAGATGCTAAGGCAAAGCAAGCTGAGATAACAAGGAATGCAAATCTAGGGAAACAGCATAGATTGGGTCATATAAATACTCCTGAACACATAGAAAAGATTAGACTTGCAAACACTGGTAAAAAACGTACAGCGGAGCAACGACAAAGGATGTCAGAAAGTAAAAAAGGTAGGCCAGTGATATACTCAGCTGAATTTAAAGAACAACAATCCAATCGTATGAAGGAAATATGGGCTAAACGTAAGGCAGGATTAGCTTCAATGCCTAGCCAAGGAGCATAAAAATCGCCACCTCTTTCTTTTTTAATAATTTCGGCGCTAGTCAAGAGCAACAACTAATCGAAGATTTGGTTGTTGAATCCATCCGTGTGTACGGTCATGATTTATACTATCTTCCAAGAACTAGAATCAATGACGACTTGATTCTGGGCGAGGACACATACTCAGAATTCAACTCTCAGTATTTTGTTGAGATGTATATTAAGAATGTAGAAGGATTTGCGGGTCAAGGTGATTTTCTTTCTAAATTTAATTTAGAGATAAGAGATCAAATAACCTTCACAGTAGCAAGAAGAACTTTTAATAATGAAGTAGGTGCTTATACTACATTCACAAGACCAAGAGAGGGTGACCTTGTTTATTTTCCTTTAAATAATAAGATATTTGAAATTAAGTTTGTAGAGCATGAATCAATATTCTATCAACTTGGAGCATTACAGACGTTTGATATTACTTGTGAGTTGTTCGAATACAATAATGAAATATTTAACACAGGTATATCTTTAATTGATGAGAACCAAAGAGATCTGACATTCAATCTAACTGATTTTGCAATCAGGTTAGAGACCGGTCTTGTACTCACAGATGAGAATGGGTTTGATTTGATCTTAGAATCATTCAACATGGATACACAGGATCCAATTTCTGACAATGTTGAGTTTGAATCTGAAGGTGATAGCATATTAGACTTTAGTGAAATCGATCCTTTTAGTGAGGGAGGAACGTACTAATGTTTAATCAAGTTTTTTATCACGACACTATAAAAAAATATGTTGTTTTGTTTGGAACAATATTTAACGACATTTACATTTTAAAAAGTGATGGTACTAATACTACACAAACGATAAAAGTTCCTATATCGTACGGACCAAAGCAGAAATTCATTTCTAGACTTACACAGGATCCCGATCTAACAAAACCTGTTGCTATTCAGCTGCCTAGGATAGTGTTTGAGATGACGGATATAGGTTATGCATCAGAGCGTAAGCTACCAACTATTAACAGAGTTGCAGCTCAAGATCCAGACAATCCTAATAAATTAAAATATCAATACATGCCTGTACCGTATGATTTTACTTTTAGTATGTACATTCTTGTTAAGAATGCCAATGACGGAACAAGGATACTTGAGCAGATACTTCCCTTCTTCACACCAGATTGGACTGCTACTTTAAACCTTGATTCTTCAATGCAGCATAAATATGATATACCTATAATATTAGATGATGTTAGATGCGAAGATACCTATGAGGGTAATTTTATAGAAAGAAGAGTTCTCACGTGGACTCTCAACTTTACTCTCAAAGGTTATATATTTGGACCAACGAGAAAATCTGAACAAATTAAGACTTCTATTATTAATCTATACAATGTTGATAATGCTAAGCCGTTTACACAGACTGTTGGCAACACACAGCCTCAAGTTATTATAACCACTATACCAGTTGTTGCTGGTAAAACTGTTGATCAAATAGAAGCTGATGATGATTATACCTTTAGTCAGACTATAGAGCAGTTTTATGAACAATGATCCAATAGGTGATGCTTTAAATATGAATCCATTGCAACCATTGCTTACTTCAGCACAAAAGAAGTCTCTTATTCCAACAGACTACGAGTATGCTCGTGGCAGCATGATTGGTGTTATAGAGAAGGGCAACGAAGCGCTAAGTGATATGCTTAGTGTTGCTCAGCAAAGTCAGCAGCCTAGAGCATATGAGGTGGTGGCTACTCTTTTAAAAACCATCGCTGATACAAATAAAGATTTACTAGAGCTTCAAAAGAAGCATAAAGATATTGAGAACATGGATGGTCCACAAACCCCACAAACAATTAATAACAACTTGTTTGTTGGTTCAACTGCGGAACTTCAAAAATTGATTAAACAACAAAATGAACAAAAATGACATCTATCTTGGTAATAAGAATCTAAAAAGAACCGATGTAAAGGTTGAATTTACAAGAGAAGAAATTCAAGAGTATATCAAGTGTGCTCGTGACCCTATTTACTTTATACAAAACTATGTTAAAATTGTAAACGTAGATAGAGGATTGATACCATTTGAGCTATATGACTTTCAAAAAGACATTATAAATCTAGCAGATAAAGAGCGATTTGTAATTTGTAAAATGCCAAGGCAGTGCGGTAAAACCACTACAATGGGTGCATTTATATTGCACTCAATATTATTTAATGAATTATATTCTGTTGCCATTCTTGCCAACAAGGAAGCGCAAGCCCAAGAAATTTTAAGTAGAATTCAACTTGCTTATGAAAATCTTCCTAAATGGCTTCAGCAAGGGGTAAAGGAGTGGAATAAAACTTCTATTGAACTTGAGAACGGCTCTACTATCTTAGCAAGTTCAACAGCGTCAAGTGCAATACGTGGAACTACACAGTCGTTAGTATATCTCGATGAGTTTGCATTTGTTCCCAATGGGATACAAGAGAGCTTTTTTGCATCAGTTTATCCTACAGTATCATCAGGCAAGACAACCAAGGTAATGATTACATCAACACCAAATGGTTTAAACTTATTTTACAAACTATGGGTTGATAGTGAAAATGAACGTAACTCTTATAAGAGGATTGATGTTCATTGGTCTGATGTTCCTGGCAGAGATCAAGCTTGGAAAGAAGAGACTATAAGAAACACATCAAAGGATCAATTTAGAGCCGAGTTTGAGTGTGAATTCCTTGGTTCATCTAATACTCTTATATCACCTGAAGTGCTTAGAAGATTGGTTTATAAACCACCATTAAGCAATAATGAATTCTTTAAGTTATTCTATGAACCCCGACAAACGGGATTATATATGATGACGGTGGATGTTTCAAGAGGGCTAGGTGGTGACTATTCAGCATTTATAGTGTATGATATATCTGATGCCCCGTACAAGGTAGTTGCTACATATAGAAACAATAACATATCACCACTGCTGTTTCCGGAAGTTATATATAATATAGCAGTAAAGTATTTCAATGCTCATGTACTAATAGAAACTAATGATATTGGCCAGCAAGTTGCAGATATCTTACATGAAGATCTTGAGTATGAAAATATTATTTACACAGCCAAAACTCCTAAAGGAGCAGTGGAAGTATCACAAGGGTTTGGTGGAACAGCTGTCAAGGGAGTCAGAACAACAAAAGCAACTAAGAAGATTGGTTGTAATAATTTCAAAGCACTTGTTGAGAACGATAAAGTAGAGCTGAATGATATTGATTTAATAGCAGAGCTTTACAGATTTGTAAGCAATGGTAACACATATGAAGCAGAAGATGGTAACGACGATCTTGCAATGTGTGGAGTACTGTTTGGATGGACGATGACTCAGCCATTTATTAAAGAGATTACTAATTTAGATATCAGACGCAGGCTTGTTGATGAAAAACAAAGAATGCTAGATGAGGAAATTACTCCTTTTGGTATCATATATGATGGTCAGGCAATGGAGGACCAACCAATAGTTTATGTTGATAATTTTGCTAAATACATGAATTCCTAGTGACGGTTGGTGATATTATAAATAGAAAGAAACTCTAGTCTTTAGGAGATAAAAATGGCATTTCAAGTTAGCCCAGGCGTTAATGTTTCAGAAATTGATTTAACAACCGTTGTTCCAGCAGTATCTACCTCTGTCGGAGCAGTTGCCGGTGTGTTTAAGTGGGGTCCTGTAGGAAAAAGAACTCTTGTCAGTTCAGAAACAGAATTAGCAGCACAGTTTGGTAAACCCACCAATCACAATCCAGAAACATTCTATACAGCAGCAAACTTTCTTGCATATGGTAATGCACTATATGTAGTTAGAGCAGCCAATACAACCAACTTTGCAAACGGCGTAATTTCCGCTATTGCAAATACTGGCTCAGTAACAAACGCTCAAGTGTTTACAGTTAAGAGTGAAGATGACTACGACAACATTACTTTCAGTACCGATACTGATGTTTTGTATGTAGCAAGATGTCCTGGTGACCTAGGTAATTCACTTAAGATTTCTGTTTGCGACAGTATCAATGCATATAGCAAATCTATTAACGTCACCGGTGGCGATGCTAACCTAGCATCTGGCTTGATTACAGCCACAATTGGTTCTAACTCAATTGTTATATCCATGTCTAATAGTGCAACTGGTACATTAGCAGAAGCAAATACAAGAGCAGCTGCAGTTCTTACAGAGTTGCAAGTTAACGATGTACTAGAGGTTGGTAATTCTTCTATTGGTAAGCAGTATGTTAGGATTACTGGCCTACCAGTTGCGATGGGTACAAATGGTCAATTTACAAATGCAACGTCGAGATTCTTCACTGCTAATGTAGACAATGTATACCAGCTATCAACAGACTACACTAGCAATACGTTCTCTAAGTATTGGGAGTATTTCAATACAGTAGATTCAGCTCCTGGTATCTCTGATTATCAATCATCACAAGGTAACACAACTGCTGTTGATGAGCTCCACGTTGTCGTAGCAGATGAAGACGGTAAATTCAGTGGAGTGCCAGGAACTATTTTAGAAGTCTACAAAGGTTTGTCTAGAGCCACTGATTCAAAAACAACAGACGGATCAGCTAACTTTTACAAAACTGTAATCAATGAAAACAGCAAATATGTATGGTTTGGAAATCATAGATCAACAGCCCCATCTAATACTGCTCTTAACCTTGCTAGTGTTAACACTACACCTTTGTATCTTTCGTTCCAATTAGGTCAAGATGGTGACAGCGAATCTGATGTATCAGTTGGTACAGTTCTAGCTGGATATGATTTGTTTGCATCTGCAGAAGATGTTGATATATCATTGGTAATGACTGGTAAGTCAAGAGGCGGCACAAACGGCGAGCAGATTGCTAACTACCTAGTAGACAACATTGCCGAAACTCGTAAAGACTGTATCGTACTTGCTTCCCCAGAAAAGTCGGACGTTGTTAACAATACAGCACAGGACGAGTCAAGTGATACGGTTGATTTCAGAAACTCATGCAGATCGTCTTCATATCTAGTAATTGATTCAGGT